GATTTAATCCTCATCCGCTCCGTCGGGTTGCTCGCTCCGTCGGCGGTCGTAGCGAAGACAAGCCTGCCCGGCATGTCGTTAGAGCCAGGGGTGCCGTCTACTGCGGCTTTTATTTCAGCACAAGGAACAAAGTTAGTGCCGTCATTTCCATTAAATGAAATTGTGCCTACGGCAACGGTGTTATCAACTAGGGTGTTAGTCCCAAGTGTGTTCGATTTAGACGAGTTAAGCGAAATTACGCCGCCATAGCCAGAAGTAGAGTAATTGGTAACACTTAGGCCAGCATTGTAATTGTTTGCTGCAAGGGCAAATTGCTGTTGCGGTGTAGTAGCTGCACTTGAGACAAGATCGCCTTTAATTAAAACGTTGGTAAGAGCAGTAGACATGCCAACTAACAACCTGCCGGATGTGTCGATGGTTGTGTGTTGAGTTACACCAGCGTTAGTGCTGAATTTGATGCTATTTCCAGAATCAGCAGCAAGCAGCAAACTATTCGTGTCCCAATTCAAGAAGCCACGGCGTGTACCGTTGTCCTTGTACTCAATACGAGCGCCACCTGCCGCCGTATCCCAAATACCTGCTACGCCACCACCCGTTGCGCCAGCGATATGTAACTTTGCGCCAACTGAAGTAGTGCCAATCCCTACTTTCCCGTCGCTCTTAATAATCATGCGCGTATCAGGCGCACTATCTGTTGTCAGCGAACGAGTTGCAAAATGCAGGTCGGCACGTGTTGACCCCGAGCCGGAATCCGTAATAGCTGCGATTGCTACTGGATGGTATGTACTGCTGAAGGTGTAACCAAGTCCTATTTGTGAAACATTGCCAGCAGTTCCGTTGTTATCGACCAAGATGCCCGTAGAAGCTTTTGCGCCAAGGGTTGAGACGTTTCCTGGGTAGCTAGTTAACAACGACGCAGGGCTACTAGTCCCCAGACCTAGTTTCCCGTCGGATGTGATGCGGAGGCGTTCATCACCTGCGGTATCAAACCGCATTGTGTTACTAAAGTGATCATAAGAGATTCGTCCGGAATCATTGCTACTTGTGTCACCAAAAGCCAGGCCACCTGTATGACCATCGTTGGTGTTCGAAATCGTGACGTTTCCTCCGTCAGCAATACTTACATTTAAAGCTGATACAGGACTCGCAACACCAACCCCAACATTCCCACTCGCATCAACAAACAACCGCCCAGTGCCATTAGTCGAGATGGCTAATTGATTTGCTCCTGGCGAATATAGTCCAGTATCCGCGTCCCCGCTAATAAATAGCGATGGAGATCCCTGACTGCCCGCAATAATACCCAGCGCACCAGTCATCGTATCGCCAGTGACATTTACAAATTCACCAGCTTCACTACGCCATGCACTACCGTCCCAAATCTTAAATACGTAAGTACCACTGCTCGTATCTAGCCATTGCTCGCCAATGGAATTACCAGCAGTGCCACCACTCGCAGGCACGGCATTAGGAGCGCCACTGCCCACATGCACAGGCCCAACTTTTACTAAGTCACCATTGCTGTCCTTAAAGAACATACCAGGAGCACCACTTGCATAGTTAATGGCAACTTGCCCATCGACCATGGAAGCAGGATTTGGACGCTTATCCAGCGTCGAGGAACGTAAATGCTGAAGAACGCCAGCCATAATTAAAAGCCTTCCAAAATTGAAAAAGACCAAATAGTCTTTCGCAATTCTAAAAGGCTTTGCCGTCTATTGATCAGAATGTTCCTTCATCAATGGTGGCAGAAATTGTGCCGGCAGAGAAATTACCACTACCATCACGAGCAACAATTGCACTTACAGTGTTGGCATCAGTGGCAGTAGTAGCACTATTGCTAACTTTACCTGCAGTGGAGATAGTATTGAGCTTAGTATCGGCAATGCTGCCAGCAAGCATCGTATTGGTAACGGTGCCAGTATCGCCAGTAGTAATAATGGTGCCAGTTACATTCGGAAGCGTAACAATGCGATCAGCAGTGGCATCTGCAGCAGCAAGCTGAATTTCAAAATCATTATCAGTGGCACCTTCAAACAGCAGCGTACCAGTGTTGCCAATGACCACTTCGCCCGTAATTGTGCCACCAGCTTTAGGAAGCGCAGCATTGGCAAGGTCATAAGCACTCTTCACTGCAGTGGCAGTAGCAGCAAGAGAAGAGCTAGTGGTGCTTGTACTATCAGTGAGCTGGACGCTTCCCCTTACACTTGTCGATGCATTGGGGATGGAAATAAGAGGAGTGGTGGAGCCACTAACAACAGTCAATGGAGAATTGACACTGACGGAAGTGACAGTACCTACAGTCGGAGTGGTCCAATGTACGCCACCGCCAAATGCTGAATTAGCAGTAAGCACTTGACCGTTGGTGCCAACTGCCTGTTTAATTAACGTGGTGCCACTGGCAACAAGAATATCTCCTTTGGTGTAAGAATTGAATCCGGTGCCTCCATAGCCAGTAATTAAAATGCCACTTGCAACATTACTGACATTGCGACATTCGGTGCTAACTTCTTCCAATGCAGATTGCACATTAGTGCTTCCCAAACTTGCCGCTGGCGTAAATGCCACGTTAACTGCAGCTTGAGCTGTATAAGTGGAACTAACGTCAATCTCCACCCAAGCCTCGCCATTGCAAAGCAAAAGATCAGGCGGTTGTAAATTTGTTGTTGGAGCCGGAGAAGTGCCAGTGCCTCCGCTTTCTACAACTACGTAATAACGATTAAATGTGGCCGATGGCGTAGGCAAGGGCTGGCCAATGGATAGGCCAACTGCAGCGCCATCAGAGCTAGTGCTGGCAATTGTATTGCCGCTTGCATTGTAAGTGCCACCAAAAATAATCTCGCCAACACTAATGCCAACTGGGTTCCAAACGTTTCCATCCCATAGATATAAATCTTTCTCCAATGGATTGAAGAAGAATTGACCAATGTATTCAGCACTTGGTAGTGCCTCACCAAATTTACTTACTGAATAATCTGCAAGGCTAAGCCCTCTAATGGCGCGTTCACCAATAAAACCGCTACCAAACGTACCAGTTGTAATTTTTGATGCGGCAAGTTCGGGAATATCATCAGCAACCAATGCAGTTTCACCAGCGCTAACGTGACCTTGTTCGTCAACAGTAACCTTGTAATAAATGCCAGAAGCCACGCTATTTGCGTGGTTAATAATGCCACTAACAGTGACAAGGCCAGTACCAGCTTGAGCCAAGCCAAGTTCTGTTGTAGTCGCTTGAGGAAGGTCAGATGCCGTGATAGCTCGGAAAGTAGGCGCCGCATCGGCACTGCCGCTTGCTGGACCAGCAAAGAAGTGGGTTGCTACTTGCGTATTAAGAGAAGGAGCAATAGAGGCACTGAATGCATCAGGGTAAGAAGTGGTAAAACTATAAACAGTATCTCCAGAAATAACAGCAGTAGAAAGGCCAGATTTACGCTGCCATTCACTTCCCGTCCATGCATATTCAAAGCCGTCACCAGTATTAAACCAATGTTGACCGATAAAGATGCCACTGCCAATAGGAGAAGATCCGGCTATAACAGAAGATGAATTGTCGGCTAGTTTAATTGCCGTGACTGCATCATCGGCAAGCTTGACAGTCGTTACAGCGTTATCGAGAATTTTGACTGTTGTAATTGCATCGTTGGCGATAGTTGCAGCAAACGCTCCGGTGCCTGTACCAGTTACATCACCAGAAAGAGTGATTGTTTGGTCGCCAGTATTCGTGCCAGTAGAAGTGCCAGAGAAGCTGCCATTTTGTATAGCAAGAGTGCCAAGACCAAGCGTTGTGCGAATATCGGCAATCGTCGCATCATCAAGAATTGATCGAGCAGCAGAAGTGCAAGGAATTTCTTCTACCGTGCCGCCACTTGCAGAAGAGCGCCCAAGAATGACATCGCTAACTGTGGTGGCTTGAATCTTTGCATATGACACTGCATTGTTTGCAATCTTTGCAGTGGTAACGCCGCTATCAACAATTTTGGCGGTACTTACTGAATCACTAGCCAGTTTTGATTGCGTAATATTTGCATCAACAATTTTGGCAGTTGTAACGCCGCTATCAATAATTTTTGCAGTGGTAATTGCAGAATCAGCGATGTCAGCAGTGACAATGGAGGATGCGTCGTAGTCTCCACTGGCAACTGTATTTTGCACTGCTAAAGAGCCAAGGCCAAGCGTTGTGCGCTGCGCAGCGGCATCTGCGTCATCGAGAAGGGCGCGGCCTGCCTCAGTGAGAGTGATAGTTTCTACATTGCCGCTACCGGCGCTTGCCCTGCCCAGTAGCACGCCAGATGCCACTTGCTGGATCTTGGCAAAAGTTACTGCATTATCGGCAATGTCATCAGTGGTAATTGAGCCGCTTTCATAGCTTCCTGATGGGATGGAGGAAGCAGTGATGACCGTACCAGTAAGCTCTCCAGATGCAAGGGCAAGTTTTTCAATGGTGACAGAACCAGATGCAATCTTGCCAGTAGTAATGCCACTATCAACAAGATTAATTGTTGCCACTGCATCTGCAGCAAGCTTAACTTGTGTGATGCCAGAATCGGCAATATTGACAGCAGCAATTGCACCACTAGCTAACTTTGCTTGAGTAATGCCAGAATCAATAATGTTAATTGTTGCCACTGCGTCAGCAGCAAGCTTCGGCTGTGTAATGCCACTATCAACATAATTAACAGTGATAACTGAATCAGCGGCAAGCTTACCTTGAATAACACCACTAGCAGCTAATTGAGCACTGTCAACCGCGCCACTCGCAATCTTTGCATTTGTGACATTTGCATCAGCAATCTTTGCAGTGGTAACTGCACTATTATCGAGCTTGCCAGTCGTAATGGCAAGATCTTCAATGAGAGAAGTGTTAATTGTATTACCAGTGGCAACCACTCCCAAAGCGAGAGTAGTTCGAGCTGCCGCTGCATCCGCATCGTCAAGCAATGAGCGAGCAAATGATGTGCAAATAATTTCTTCTACATTTCCTGCCCCTGCACTACTGCGACCAAGGAGTCGATCAGTGGCACTTATCTGCTGAATTTTGTCATAAGTGATAACATTAGTGCCAATGGCGGCAGCGCCAAGTTTAGCCGTACTTGCTTGGTTAATCTTTGAAATATCAAGCGTCGAAGCATCTGCAAGATTAAAGCCTGCTTGAATCAGACTCTTCACTTGTACTTTCTTGGTTTGACTAGCACTTACGTCTGCAATAGGCAATACGTCATTGGATGATACGCCTCCCTGAGGAAGTTCTACAAGCTCCGTAATTCTTTGATCAGCCATTGCAGGAAGGTGCGAGTCTCAGTACAGTCTAGTCTTAAACGATATTAGCTATTATCAGTCGGTGATTTCCTTGAGCAAATAATCCAATCCTTGCTCAAGATAAATAGCATCATCATCTTCCTTGAGAATATACTCAGGAGGTACGCCCACTCGCAGCTTAAATTCGCCAGTAGTAACAAAATCAACAGAGCAAGCCACTAACGCATCGGAAGTAACAGTGACGCCCGCACGTGTTACTACGGCTTCAATGTCATAATAAACTTCCTCCCTGAAATTAGCAGACTGCTCAATGGAGGACAGTGATAACAACGCTTTAAAATTGCTGCCAACATCAAGGCGATTAATCACCTGCAGCAAAAATAATGGCACGTCTTGATTGTCAGCAGTTTCGTAACTAAATAAACATTCAATACTACCATTGCCGCTAAGAAGACCTGCCGAATATTGCTGCTTAAACCTATCAGACAAGCTCGTTGTCTCCATTGCCGCCCTGTCTGTATTAATCTCAAAAGACGTGACAGAGCCAAGCGTGTTATATCGCGTGTCTCTCACGCCAACTGCAATTTCAATGGGTTCACCATAAAAAGCGGCGAGTGCATATTCATTTGCCCTTTCATTGTTCACTGCATCATTGAAATTTTCAATTAAGCGCACGCCGCCCACTCGGTTGATATTTGCATAGGCCCTGGCATTATCCGAAAATATATAATCATCCAGCCTGAATTCGTCGTAGCCCTCAGGGGGCAAGTCAGAAGACGTGCTTATTTCATCATCATCCCATCCCGCTAAGCCTGCGGTGCTCCCCGACGCCCACACAACTTCGCTATAGCCATCTACGACTTCACCAGGTATGCTCCAAAACGACGCAGGAAGAAAGAGAAGGCCGCGAGGATCTTCTGTCGTAATTTCAAGAAGATCTCCAGTGATTAAATTATCGTCACTTCCATCGAAACTGAATCTATTTAAAACTGTATTGACATCATCAGGAGAAATGGTAGCAGTGAAAGTGTTTTCACCACCACGCTGTAGCTTGATAGCGCCTGTATGGCCAACAAAAAATGTCATCTCGCTACAGCTTTAATTATTCCATTGTATCTATGCTCAAAATCACGTGGTGCCAGTCAAAATAACAGAAGTGAGGGGGCCATTAATGGTGAAATTAAATGAAACAGTGGTTAGTTCATCAGTGGAAGAAGAAATGCTCGCACTATTAATAAAAGCATCAGCAGTGAAAGTTTGATTAGTGCCCACTTCAAAAGTCAAGGCCACTTCATCACTGTCAGTGATGGCACCAGTTTTTGCAATCTTCTCTAAAAGATTGGTCACATCAGTGGTATCGCCGTTGTAATAAGACAACGATGCACTGCCAGTGGCACTAAACAAACCAGGAGTGAATGTATTGGCAGTATCTCCTAATGCAGTAGTATCAAGAAGATTGACGGAAGTGTCAAGAGTCCAATTACGCACCTTGGAAACCTCGCTTCCGCCAAGGCGAAGCTTGCCAGTGCGACCAGTATAAAAGGGCATTGTCTTAAAGCTTTCCTCTTATGATAACAAAATTCTAATTGATCAACCAACTATCTTGAATAAGCTTGCATCTTGTCGTGCAATTAATGATCGAGCTTGACCTCCGCTTTCTTCGCATGGATGTTCAATCGCGCGAACAGTAATCTCTCCTTCTTCTGCAAGTTCTACTTCCGTCACGCGAAATACACGTTTTGAGCGCAATGCAGTGCCGAGAACAAAAAGCCAGCCTTCGTATGCAGCCAAGGAAGGTGCTCTGCCGTTAGAAACTGAAACAGATGAAAGTGACTGCACAGTAGAGCTGCCGTCATATAAAAGCACATTAAAAGTGCCATTCGTGACCGAATCAGTTAATGGAGCATTCAATCCGCCTCCACTTTCGACGACACCACTTTTAATATTATCCCATTGGTTTTCATCTGTCTGAACATAAATATAAGAACCGGGCTGAACAGGAGCTTCTGTTGGGAATGTTTGAAACTCAACGGCACGACGTACATAGCGTCTTTGCATGCACATCAACATCCCATAATGAATGGCTTGAGTGCGAGACGTGACAAACTGAGAAAGATCAAAAGTCACTCGACGAGCATCATTATCGTTCACATCCGCGAGATTAATTGTGACACTAGTATTTTTAGGGAAAACTCCACTAAACTCCGGAGCACGATAGATAACTGTGGCAACTAAATCTTGTGTGGAATCTCCATAATCAATAAAGTCTTCCTTGTAACTATCTTCTAAAATATTGCCTTGATTAAACAAGGCACTAATAGTTACAACGCCATTAATTTGACCAGTGGAATTCGTAGGCAATGCAGGAATAAGGGTGTCCCGTCCTCCAATGCGAGCCAATTCCAAGAGGCAATAAGATGCTGTTTCAGCCCAAAACTCACGCCATGATGAAATATCGGCAATCACTCCATCCATATAATATCCCATCGCTTGATTCATCTTTTTAGACAATGCAAGCTTTTGAAGATCAATACCAGCAACGTTGGCGTATTGTCCAATGCCATTTTTCTTGTCTAAAACAGTATCCAAAAAAATGTCTGAAGCAAAATTACTGGGACCATCGGGAGATGATGGATAAGAGCCAGCATCTTGATCAAGGCGGCGCACCTTTTTGCCTTTCGTTACAAAAGCGCTAAGAGAACGAAGGCTTCTAATACCTTGGCCACTAAAGCAATTAAAACCAAGCAGTGTCAAGTCTTGATAGGCATTGGCAAATTCTGCAGAAAAATTAGGCTCATATTGTTGCTCTGTAACGGCTGTAATTTCAAACTCCGGACCATTATCAAAAGAAAATGCAATGTTTGCATCAGAAGAGCACGCCTTGATTACTTTTGTTACACCTTCGCTAGTGTCATTGTCTGTAATCAATGAAGGAGGATATAGGCACCATTCATCGATGGCAAATGGGCTCCTATTCCTTGGAGCAAGATTTCCGGAATCGGCATCTTTAGTGGTGCCATAAAATTTGACGCTACCAAGTCCCCCTGGAATGGTGACTGTTTTAATATTTTCTACTGTTTGACCGCCAGATACATAGGTGAACCGAAGAGGGCCATGCTTGCGCATTTCGGAGGATGTGTCAAATACTGGCTCAAACCTAAAAGCCCAGCGCTTAGATGAATCCGGAGCTTCAAAATACAATGGGAAAAAGAAATCATTATCAGCAGCACGACTTAAAACAAAAATACATGGGACCAGCGACCATGTTGTATTAGTATTTTCTCGAACAAACATCAAGAAAAAAGCACTTCGATGCTTGAGACCATTATCGGACTGTCGATATCCATTGACGGTTACATCACCGTATTGCTTTTGCCTGCCTTGAACACGCATAAAAGCACGTCCTTTAATCGCAAAATTAACCACTTTACAAGCAGAAACCGTTTCATAGGAAGCTTCTTGAATTTTGGTGAGGCATTTTGTCACCAAGAAATCATTTAAACCTTGTGGCTTTTCAAGTGTTTCTTTAATTCGCTGAATGCGTTTATTGATTTCATTAATTTGATTGTTGATATTTGCGTTATGTGCATCAATTGCGGCTTGATCCACTTGTAAAATGCTTGCAATACGCGCTTGAATTTGGTACAAACGACCACGTACCTTCTTTAAAACTTTTTTTTCGGCTTTTGCTCCTAATTGTCCGAAATTTCTTCTGTCTGACAAAAGGGAACTAAAGTCTAGCTTGTCCGGATTGGTCACTTGGAAGCCTGCAATAGTCGAAAACTGCGATTCCGCAAATGCCGCCACTTCTTCAATCTTGTTCAAATAATTAAACAATTTCTGATCCGAGAACATATCCTGCTCGATAAGCCTCGTCAGCTTCCTCCTGTCGACGCGAAGCACTTCTTTTACTCCTCTAATTGCATTTCGTTTTTTGTCAATTTTTCTACCTTTTACTGCGTCTTTCTCGTCGGATTTTCTGATTTCAGTGATATCTTCCCTTAATTCTTCAAGCCTATTTTCTTGGGCGTTAATTTTTGCCGCAAGGTTTTCCGCCCCGTCGCTAAATAAATATTCATTTGTCAGCACAAATTCATCGAGCTCTTTGCGCTCCGATTTATTCACGCGCCTATAAAATTGAATGTCTTCTATCAAATCATCAAGCTCGTCTACTTTTTGCTGAAGCTTGCCATAAGCTTGCCTTTGCAATTCAGACAAATTTTCGACAAAAATAGTTGGATTTAATTCATCCTTAAGCGCATCTCTTTCTGCAATAAGCTGGGGAAGAAGCGCACTGAGTTCATCCTCTTCTTCTTTGGTGCTTTCTGTTTCGTAATCTTCCTCTGGTCCAAATCCACTTTCTGTGCATTGCAGTGTAACTTTTAATTCTTGGTTATTTAAATCCTCACTGCCACTCATTCCTACTACTGTAAATTTAGCGCTACCAAGTTTGTAGACGCTTGCCGTATCAATAGAAGATGCCGCAACAAGACGCTCTTCTTCTGCTGCTTTCTCCGCTAAATCTCCTTTTCCATTGACCTTGGCAATATCCAGCTCCACTTGATGTCCCACTGGGAAGGGAACGCGACTACTGCCATAAAAATCAGGCCAATATACCCCCCTTTTATTCATTTTGATGCGATTAGGCCCTCTAACGGGCTTGCCATCATCTCTCCTCTCGAAAAGATCCACATAAACAGGAATAGGGCTTGTAATGCCAAATGAAGAGAATGATGAAGGAGAAAACGCTTGGCTAAATCCATCAAATGAATTTGGAGGGACGATGTAAGGGCGGTAAGCTAGATCTCCTCCACTACGGCCTGATCGCGATGGATCAAAAGTATCTCCACGAAGTAAATTGTTAAAAACTACTGGTCCACCATTGCGAAAATATAACCAATTACCTGCATTGACAAATTGTCTGAGTGGCACTTGTCCAAATGCAGTGCGATCAGCGGCAATTTCAATAATATCAGAGCTACCAATAGTAGCAAGCATTTGCATATATTGCTTACCACCATAACTATGAACGGCTGACCAAAGAAGAGCTGATGCCACTCTTACTCCACCATTCGGATTGGTAGTTACGTCTGTATAAACAAGATTAACTGGATCACCATATTGAGCGAGATCTTGAATGCTGTCAAAGCCAAAGCGAGGACTATAGCGACGCTCTCGACGCCCCACTCCCGCACGAGCTTTCTGGTCTGGCAATCTTGGAATATCGGGACGCGGAGCAAGAAGAGCCGCACCAACTGACGCTACTGTTCCAACAATGGAAAGAATGAGGGCTACTGTCCCANCTTCTANGCCATTACGAATGTCTAATACTGTGCCGTCCTTAATATCTTTATATTGCTCTTGATATGCAATGAAACGAAAATAATCTTCCTCCGTGATACCCAGCGTATCAATCAGAGCTTGCTCGTAAGGAAGAAGGCGTCTCATTGCGTAATATCAGGCAGCATTGCAAATAGCTTAATTGCTGAAAGCGAAGGTTCGGCCACCCAAAATGACCTACCGCCTCGTGCAATAATAACTATCCCCTTATCATAAGCGACACCTACTGCTAATTCGCCACTCATGCTTTTGGCTATTGCAACATTTCCATCAA